GATTAAATATTTCTTCGTGGGTAAGTGCGTCCACATCTATCACTACAGGAACAGATTGCATATCCAGCTGATTTGTAGTTCCATCTGCTGCATACAGGATAAATCTAACAGACACAATGCTTCTATCCAGTGAGCTAACAGTATAACTTTTACTCGGCTCATTTACAGTTGAAACCAATGCGTTTGTAAATGTAGAGCCATCCGTGGAAGTCTGCACATACCATCTACCAGAATATGCTGTTCTTGCAGCACTGTCACCATCTCGATAATAAGCTTTTGCCGTAATTGTACTTGGTACAACCTTGTCATTCTGACCTCGTTTTAGGATATTAGATGAAAGCTCGATAAAATATGTCCTGCCAGGTACACCCTGTTCTCCTTTTTCTCCCTGTTCACCCTTTATCTTTGTCCATCTATATTTTGTCGGGTCGATGGAATCATCCGGCGTGTCGTAATCAGTATATTGGCCAATATACTGCTTTCCGGCACTGACAACTACATCAAAGCCAGTTTTTCCGTCAGCACTATTCGCATAAGCTATGTGGAAATATGGCGTCTTTCCGTCCACACCTGCTTTTCCAGGGATACCTTGTGCGCCATTCGCGCCTTTTACAAGTGTCCACGCGTAATCATCTGGATTAGTACTATCTTGCTCGGTAAAATCCGCATACATACCGATATACTCACGATTACTGTCCGACACAGAGAAATCTGTTTTTCCATCCGCAGAATTCGCATAGGCAATGTGTGTATAACTTGTTTTTCCATCTTTTCCGTCTGCTCCATCCTTGCCATCAGAACCGTTTTCCCCATCAGCGCCTTTGTATCGGGTCCATGTATAATCAGCCGGATCATCACTTTCCGTTGGCGTTTCCTTATTATTTGCAATTCCGATATACGCAACATATTCTGGCTCTAGATAGATTGGATTTCCTACAGTATCACATATTGTATTCCCATCTGTATCAATCCATGGAACGGTATCTGGATTATCCGACATATCTTCGCCGTTTGGCATTGAGGCATATTTCATCCATGTATAAGATGGTTTTCCACTTTCACCTTTTGGACCCTGTACACCTTGATCTCCTTTAAATTGCGCCCATGTGTACCTTTTTGGATCCGTACTATCATTTATTTCAAAGTCCGTATATGTACCAATATACACATCTGGGGTTTTAGTAAGTTGCGAAGATGTAGGATTTTTGACAGGAGCGTATTTGATATGCAGATACGGAGTCCGCCCATCTGTTCCTGGTGCCCCAGCAATTCCCTGTTCTCCTTTTGGACCTTGTGGACCGGTTTCCCCCTTTTCTCCTTGTGGTCCCGGTATGCCTTGATCTCCTTTTGGCCCCTGGAGACCGTCCAGTCCCTTATTTCCTTGGGGACCGGCATACAATTTCGTCAGGACAAATCTTTTTGTCACAGCCAGCACCTGCAGATATACTGCCTGGATTTCAACCCATCCGTTATCTACTGTCAGTCCGGTTACGGTGAATGTCTTGGATGCATTGTTCCAGACACCAGTGACACCTTCTGACTTTGTAACCATATAAGTACAATCTGCCGTAATATCTTTTGAACCATACATTACTGTCGGTTTTGTAGTAATCCCAGATGGAAATGTACTGTAATTGCCATCTGAGTCAACGGAAATTGCCTGGTACTCATTACTCAGTTGCAGAGTCATATTTTTAGCTGCAGCTATGTTGTTATCCATTCCCTTAAGCTTGTCAGCTAAAGAAGTATCTCCTAGGTAAAAACGATTGCTGTTGATTGATACCTCCCCGGTATCTGCATTTACTTCAAAAGTAGTGTTTCCATCATTGTCCTGGGCTTTCAGACCTCTTGTGTTGATCCATTCTGCCTGAATACCGATTGCATACAGGATATTAAGCACTGCATCCCCATTGGAGTCAAAACCGGCTTTCCAGGTCTCTCCTCCATCTGTGGAAAGGAAAAATCCGTCAACCCCATTTTTGTAAATAACCTGTGATTCTTCCAGAGTAGGCTTATCATGACGGTAGGAAATCACGGAGCCATCGTCCTGTTCTTCATCCGTATAATAAAAGCCAAGGGTATTGGCTGCCAGTTCATTCATCTGCTTCAGTTTGATATCATAAGCAGTCATCTTCTGACGAGCATCCTCTTTTACCTGCTCTACCAGAACTTTGTTTTCATCCGGATATTCTGCTCCCTGGGACTCCATGCTCTTTGCTTTGCAAGAAAAATTGGTAGAATCCGCGAACAGAAATTCAATGTCAGTTGCATAGGACCGGTACACATTTCCACGGTAATCTTCGAACTGGACTGCATCACCAAAAGTTGCGTATCCGATTGGTACACTACTTAAAGAAAACGGAAGAATCTGGAAACCAACCAGAATCCGTCCGATACGGTTCACACCGTCCTCGGCGTTTCCAGCAAGCAGCTGGTTTTCTTTCAGATTGATCATATAACCTTCGGTTCCGTATACATAATCCTGTTTGTCTTCTGTATATTTCACTCCGGTAACTGTGATAATATCAGTATCCGTCTGCACGTCATCAATGCCCTCGGAAAGATCCAGACCAATAGTCGCATCCTCCCTGGTCATGATGATCTGATTTCCTTCCGTATCACAGATACTGTTTCCCTTGGTATCTAGCCAGGGTGTTTCCACAAGCTCCACTACCTTAGGTGCTGTCTGGTAGGTAACAATCCTCAGAAGATCATTCTCATCAATCCGCGCATTACCACCAGCAAGAGCAGCCACCATTCCGATCACAGCCCTGTATGTCGTACTGGTCGGCTTCTGCATGACGCGGAAATCATCATTTGTAAACGCTGCATCTCCCAGAGAAATCCCACATGCCTGACAGCAGTCACGAAGGACTTCCCCGGCAGTACAGGGAAAAGTAAGGTTGGTTTCATAACTTTTGTCCGTTTTACTCATGTAATCCAGCAGTGTAAGGTTTATTTCCTCATCAACAGCAGGCTTTTTGCACACAATAAAAGACCCTCTTTTGAAGGTCTCCACTTTCCCATCTGATAATTCCAGATTCATGTATATTGCAAATACCGCCCTGTTAAAACTGTATCCCGAAAACTGTCCCTCATCATTTACCAGGGATATTGTAGCTGTCTTTTCAATTGCCACACCTACAGGGAAACTGCTGCTGTCTGCTGAATCCACGATTCCGTTTCCATCCAGGTAAAAGTCTTCTTTTTTAAGCGGAAGGTTTGTCCCATCTGCAAGAGTAACATTTGCTGTTACATAATAATCCTGGTTTTCTTTTGACTCTTTCAGGAGCTGATCAGATACATTGATCATAATTTCTTTTTCCTCCTTATGTTGATTGACAGGCCTGTCCATTTTTCATTGTTCTTTTCCAGGGTCTGCGCATCCATGTTGTAATTGGAACAATAAAATTCAGCGTCAATCCATTTTCCCGGAATTCTGGGATCTTTGTGATGGAATGTGAAGCTCTTCTTATCAATGAGAACATTCAAGATTGCTGCGATTTCTTCCCAGGTAAGTTCTCCCCACACAAGGTCATATCCGCTAATTGTACCCATAACGGAATTATGCATGGTCAGCGACTGATCACGCTTTGTGCTTTTGGTGCTTGTTGTGGAAAACACCGGTTTATAAGTTTCAGGAGCTGCAATTGCGACTCCATCAATTTTAAAACATTCTTCTGCCATCCAAGCACCTCCTAATCATCAAGCTTAAACGGATTTCTTCCTCCGTTCCGGTTTCTTCTCAGTTCTCCTTCTTCCAGTACAATATCCAGGAGATTTCTTCCGGAAGCAGACACGGAAACATTGTAGGTATTGTTTCCCTGCTTACCACCAGTTTCTTCCCTTACGATCTGCCGGATCAGGCTTTCCGGAGCTTCCAGGTTCCTGCCGTTCTTCTGGTCCCCCAGTACTGCCAGGAACTCGCTTCTTGGCGGGATCACGGCTCCTGTTGCCAGGTATGGTACTGTGTTTACCCTTGGCAAATTTAAGCTGTAATTGCCCCATCTACGACCGCCATTTGGCAGCTGTACATTGTAGGAGAAGGTAAAACCTCTCTCAATATTACCTATGGTGTTGTTGATATTGCCGACCGTAGTGTTTACTTTTCTAATAACATCATTCAGGGTATCTGTTATTCCTCTGATTCCGCTTGAAATCCCAGATAACAGATTATTTCCTATTCTTGTTCCAACTGGTTCCATATTTCCAGCAAGTCCTTCAAGGCTTATATTCATGTTGCGGATCATTTCAGAAATAATCTGTTCAATACGATCTCGCGCACGTTCCCATTTTTTTGTCATGGTATTGTACTGACTTGAAAAATGGCTTTCTACCGTTTTGTGCATTTCTCCCAGTTTTAAATTTGCGTGTTGCTTCATCTGATCGAGATTCTTATCTACTTCTTCTGCTGAATTTCCCCAGTTTGTTACCGTTGCTGTGCTGATATTCCCTGTATGGTCCGATACAGAACGCTCAGTCTCTGACATTGCCTTTTCTGTATCCGTCTTAATTCCAGACATGGCATTACCTATTGCTTCAGAAGCTGCACCCATTCCAGTTTCAACAGATTTTTTGGTGTTATCCATAGAAGTCTTCGTGCTGGATTCGGTCTCGCGGACAGCATCTGGAAATCTCTCCGCAAATATTTTGGCAACAGATTCCGTGTTAATTCCAAGCTGCTCTGCTGTATCCATAATTGCTTTATATGCTTCCTGCGCCGTGCCACCTGCATCCGTGGTATTATCAAGTGCATTATTCAGAGACCCTTGTGCATCAACGCCAAGATGAAGCTGGTTTGTTATGTTTCCGATAGCTACTTTCATATCGTTATAAAGTTGGCTGCCTTCTTCAATCTTCTCATTTCCAAACTCAATGGAGCCTGCCATATTGGTTGTGTTATTATCCAGAGTCTTAATCGATTCTGACAAAATATCAAGCATGTCATCTGTGATCAGTCCCTGCTGATACAACAAGGAAAATGCCTGCTCTGCCTGGTCAGATGTGACGCCCATCTCTCCAAATTTGTCAATCAGCTTCTGAGTAGCACTTGCCTTGTCCTCGGCTGTCATGCCTTCCTGTTCCAGACTTTCTTTCAACTGCCAGATTTCCTCTGCAGATCCAGAAATAATGTCTCCCCTGTGCTGCAAGGTCTGAATAAAATTATTCATGGTATTGCCAAATGTACTGCCAATGCCATTACCGCCCTGCATGGTTTCCACAAATCCTGCCAGTTCAGAAGTTGCAACAGTTGCTGCACCTCCCACGGCTATGATCAAACCTGCAGTTCCAACCAATGGACCAAGAGCAGCTGCAAAATCTGATGCAGCCCCAGTTGCACCTTTCAAAGCGTTTCCCAGTACCGTCTCCACGCCATATGTGAGCGCCGCTGTATTCTCAGCGCTTATAAGCTTAATTGCCAGGCGTCCGATCAAGTAAGCTGCCAGATGATCAAGACCGGTTATCTGTGCCACTTTCACAGCACCAAAGGCAACAATAAGTCCTGCCGTTATCTTTCCTGCCAGACTGCTTCTCCAGAGACCATCCAAAGCTCCGCCAAGTCCGTCTATTAGTGCGCTTGCTGCAGTCTTAAGCAATTTTCCCCAGGGCAGTTCTGCAAGAAACTCGCCAATTCCTTCTCCCAGTTTCTGGAAGGTACCATTATCGATAGCAGCTGTGATACAATCGCACAGATGGGAAAGGAAATCCCCAAAGGCTTTTCCGTTTCCTTTCCAGTCAATGTCATTAACCATGGTCTGAATGCCAGATTTCAGATTTTCCTGGAAGCTCTTCCAGTCAAATTCATTGTCAAAACCAGCTAAGGTTTCAAATGCTCCGTTGATCACACCCACCAGAGCTTTTGCAATATCCGAAAAACTGATCCTGCTGAATGTTCCTGTCATAGCCTTGCCAACGGCTTTTCCAAGCTCTGTCCAACCGGTTATGCCAGCGTCATTCTTTCTGGACATTTCATTCACAAATCCGGATAACATTCTCCATGAAATCATGAACTTGTTTCCAAGCAATTCACCAAGAGATGTCCAGTTAATTTCCCGGATAGCTCCACGAAGACCTTTTGCAATGCTGGAACCAATTTTATTAAAATCAATACCGCCATTTCCAATCAGAAGATTTAAAGAATTAACTAATGTGTTAACACCTGCACCAAGAGTCCGCCCCATCAGATCCCAGTTGATGTGATCGACCAGGCTGTTGAAAGTTGTGGTAAACGCGGTAATGAACTTGGTGACCTTAGGACCTACGTTATCCCAATTGATGACATCGTAAATCTTCTGCAGACCTTTATTGATACCATCCGCAATATACGCTCCAAGCCCTTCCCAGTCTTCGTTCTGGATCAGTTCTTTAATCTTGTCTGCAATCCCCTTCAGGGAACTTTCGATTGGAACCTCTTCGAACATATCTTTTGGAGATGGACCGGTATATTTTCCTGTGGAGCCGGTATTGCTGTTGTCTTTTCCATCATCATACCGGTTGATCTCATCAATCGGGCTGAGATATCCTTGTAATGCCTTAGCTGCTTTCTTAGCACTATTTGCCGTCTTATCCAGACTGGCTGCATAATTCTCCTGGACTGCAATTGCTTTGACAAAAGTTTTCTGCCCGGTAAGTGCCGCGATCAGCATTCCTACGCGTGTTACTGCCTGAGATATGAGATTGATGAAACTTACCAGGATAGGCGACACCGTTGTAAGAATTGGTGCAAAAGCTGTGGCAAAACTGTTTTTCAGCTGGGTAAGCGCCGACTGCAGTTCTGACAGACTCAGATTTACTTTCCCTGTATTGGTAAGCAGATCGTGCTGTGCAAGGCTCTGTATTCCCTCCGTAGCTGCACTTCTAATCCTATTGAATAATGCAAACAGGGTGCGGATCCCAAATACATATTTCATCAGCTTCTTAAGGGACAAAGTGCTCTTGTTTGCTGATTTATGGATGCCAAAGATACCGCTGGAGATCTTCTGCAGACCGCCAACGATTGCTCTGGATGCAAGCTGCATGAATTTTGACATCAGCTTATCAAGGGCCTGCCAAAGTTCATGGAGTTTTTGCTTCATGCCGGTGATTCCGGATTGCTTTAACTTTTCAGCAAAACGCCGGGCTGATTCTGCAAGTCCACTGAATTTAGAGGACGATCTGGCAGCCTCTTCGCCGCATTCCTTTAATTTCATTTCTGTAGTGGCAAAAGAAGTATTTAAACGGTTGTTCATATCATCCAGGCGCATTTCTTCCACAGTAAGCCTGGAAGCCGTGCTCTGATATTCAGAAAGACTGCGCGGATCCACATAGGCAATGCCAGAACTTTTCATTTCAGCCTGTTTCTTCTGGAGCTTGTCCATCTTCGCCCAGATTTCATCCAGTTGGTCATCCAGATTCTTCATGGAGTCTGCCGGGAATCCCATATCAAGCCATTCCCTTTGCTTCTGTTCCACCTTTTCGAACTCATTGTCCAATTTCTTGATTTCAGCCCCAAGGCGCTTGTATTCCTCAGTCTCAATTTTCTGATCAGAAAGTTCCTTCAGCCTCTTTCTCAGAGCCTCCACCTTCTGTTCCTGCTGCCCATACTGGTTATTCAGTTTGGAAATGGAATCCAGCTGCTTCTGAAGGGCGATCTTAGCCTTTTCCCCAAGACCTTCCACAGAGGAAGACATGCGCTTGACAGAAGCCTCTATTTCCTTCATCCCGACCTTTATACCTTTTTCATCAGTTTCTGTATAAATCGTAAGTGTTCCGTCTGCCATGTCCTCACCTCTTCAATCCAAATAGTTCCTTAAGAGCTGCCTCTTCTTCTGCTGACCGTTTCTTGGTCTCGCCCGGAAGATCTATCAGCTTTTTGTTCTTCCGATAAAATTCCAGTTCCCATTTTTCCAGCTTCTTACCGTTCATTTTCTTCTGGCGGATCTGAAGAATCTCATGGAAAAGCCCTTCTGAGATTTCCATGTATGCACCCATGAACGTCCACCAGTGCATGTACTTCACAGACCGGATATCTTTTCCCATATTTTTATTGATTGCAGAAGCAATCAGGGAAGAATCCTTGTCCCAATCCATTAGCCGGGCTTTGTTTTTCCCCTCACTACTGATTCCGCAGTCAATAAATGCAAACGCTTTGTCAATAGCCTCCTGCAGATATTCTTGTGGGATTTCTTCTGCATCCAGGAAAAAGATATCAAACAGAACTTCTATCCTGTCCTCTTCATTCAGCTCGGGATCTGCCATGGCCCGAAGGATATCCAGGATTGCCCGAAAATCAGTCCGTACCTCATACTGCTCACCGCCCAGCTCAATTGACCTGGGAAGATTCCACATATCATCCATGACGGCGGCGCTTCTTTGTGTAGTTCGGCTTATGCTGCTGGTACTTCTGGGTGTACTTGCTCACCCTGCTCTGAGTTCTCTTGATCCGGACGTCAAACTCTTTGTTGATCACATCACGCAAAGTGTCCATGCACACTTCTACAAATAATTTTCCGTTTGCCATTGGAGAAAACGGTCCCAGGATAGAAAAGAAGGTGGAACCGGTATCAGCTCCCATCAAGTAATCCATTTTTTCAATCACCCTCTGTTCGCATTCAGTCACAGTTTCCTTTTCATCTATAGTAAAGTTTGCAAAATACTGCTGCACTTCCTCATATCTGGAAATGATGTTTGTGTCTGCCGGACGGAAACGGAAAACTGCCAGATTCTCACCGTAATGATTCTTTATGTCATACTCCTTACTTCCGTCATCAATGACAATTGTGTTTGTTTCCTGGTTCTGTATCTGTTCCATGATTACCTCCTAAAATAGGGAGCACGTCCGCGACATACTCCCGTTAACATTTTCACTTATTACCCTGTGATCTCTCCAGCTTCAAATACCGGATTTCCAGTCTTAAGAGACTCCGCGGTTACATATCCCTTTGTTCTTGCTCCATTCTCATGAACATTGAACGGGAAATTAACGCCCTCAGTACCGCCTCCGTAAGACTGTGGTTTTACCAGTACTTCCTGTGCATAAGCCAGATGTTTAACAGCTTCTGTGTCCTCTACAATAACCTCCAGCATCAGAGTCTTGCAGGCGTCACCTTTTAAACGTCCCATGGCAATCTCACGGATCTTTGGATAAAGTTTTGATGCTGGATCCGCATAGAATGGATCTGCACTCATGGATGGCTGGTAGCCTTTGTCGGTAACCTTGGTTTTGCCAAGAATGTTCTCTTTAGTTTCTGTATCCGGATTCAGATCTACAGACATGTCGTCAATGTCCTCGCCCAGAATTTCCCATGCTGCTTTTGCCGGATCACTTCCCCAGGAAGTGTCCAGGAAATGTGCTAATGCTTCTCTTTCTAACTTCATGTTCTCTTTTTCCTTTCTTTGTAAATAACTCTTGCCTGTATCATGTATCTTGCCATTGTCCCGTCCTGGTTCACCCCGGACAGATTGGGCATGTTCTGGAGATTCTCCATCTTTTGGATCTCGCATTCTTCCCCGAAGTCTGGAAAATCCTTGCTGTCATTCTGCTGATCCAGCCAGTCCATAAAAGCCTGCACAAAGTTCATGGCTTCCAGGTTCAGATCATCCTGGCAGGAAGAATAAGATTTGACGATCACAATGGTAAAGCCGTATTCCTTCAGGACATCGCCGGTAATATATTTCTTTTTCACCTTGTCAGAATAATTTGTGATCAGTGAAATGCTGTCCTCCGATTCAGGGGAAAAGTTGAAGTTCAGCATGTCACCAGCAAGCTCGCTGACCTTTGGCTCAAAATATGCTTTTATCGCATCATGCTTTGTCATACTCTTCCTCCCAGCTTCAGATATTCTTCATAAGACTTTGCCAGGTCTTCTTTCCTTGCAGTCATCATAGCCTGATCCCAGTGATCTGTTGCCAGAGGATGACGAAAAGTATTGTACTTCAGCTTTCTGCCTGTCGGGTTCTTATGAGGTGGAGACCAGAAGCCCATCAGCTCCTCGCCATCAAAGATCGGGATATTCGGACCATACAGCTCACCCATGTACTGGTAATGGGCATAGGGGCTGTTATAGGTGATATATCCTGTATTCTCGTCCGCTGTGATATCCACATTCTGTGCCAGGACCAGGTTATCCGCCGGCACATAAGGATCCATGAAACGTGCTGCAGTCGCTGCCAGGAAAAGCATACCGGGCTGTCCGCCCAGTTTCTTTTTTGCAATCCGGTCAGGAGAATCATTCCACTCAAATTTTACTTTCACAGCATCATCCTCCCAGTCTGTAATGCTTTGCCAGGGGAAAACCGGTGCTGTCAGAGAATGCCGTTACTTTAAACGCGTTCGGTTTATGCCGGTTCAGCACCTGTGCTGCAGTCTGTCCGGAAGCTCCTGTAATCTCTTCCAGGCATTCCCCGTAGATCACAATGTCTCCCTGGGAAGCTGTAAAATGTTCTTCCGGAGAGTCTTTATATTCTGCATAAGGCAGGTATCTGTCATCCTTCGGGATTCGCACCACATAAGTGTTCTGGACACTTACTTGGGTGCCGTTAAAGCCGATATTCACCTGCGCTTTCCAGAAACAGTTGTGGAGCACTGTTCTCTTCCAGTGCTCCTTTCTATCTTCGCTGTCTGCTGCCTGGATCCGGTTGTATAAGGTGATGGTATGAATGTAATTCTGGTTCATGCTCATACCCCCGAGTATAAAAGTCCGGTGTTCCCTAGGTATCTGTAAATGATCTCCTTAGTCTTCTTCTGTTTTCCCTCTTCTGTGAAAGTTGACTGGGACAGATCGAATGTCCCAGATTCCCCGTCATTGGAATAGGACTGCAAAACACCGCCCTGCTCTGCTGCCTGCTGAGTGCTTTTATCTGCCTGATACAGAAGCTCTGCAAGCTCACAGGCACAGTCTTTCACATCATCTGTGATAAGCCCGAAATTGGAAGCCAGGCGGCTGAAGGTGTACTGGTTCAGCACACGCTCAGCCTGCTTTTCCCATAATGGAAACTCATCCTCAGACAGCTTTGGATCACGACCCATCAGGTAGCCAGATTCATAGTAATTGTAAGAGGTGTACATGCTTCATCACATCCTTGTCATTCCTGCGCTACAAGAGTAACATCTTTTGTCACTGCTGCAGCTGCCACAATAACTGTTTCGGTTACTGGGATATAGCCTTTCTTGGTGATCTTCGCTGTGTATGTACCAGCGCGCAGATTAAACTCTGCTTTTCCATCTTCATCAGTTACCAGAATTGCTCCGTTCACGTTAACGCGCGCACCCTTATAAGTTGTTGGGCTTTCGTCTTTACCATCAGTTACAGTGAAGGTAACTTTCTGGGTGGCAATCGGAGTACCTGGCTCAAGATATGCAAATGCACATCCGGTACGGTCTTCATTCATTCTGGTAGCTGGGTTTGGAAGAGCCCAACCCATACGGAATACTACACGAAGTGCTGTCATATCCTGCTGTGCCAGGTTATACACGATCTCCCTTGTTGTCGGATCCTGGATTACACCTTCTGTAAGAATTTTAACTGTAACATCCTGGCGAATGGCATATACCGCCTGGCCAAAGTCACCAACTACCAGCTGTGCAATGTTCGCATAGAAAGAGCCGTTCTCTGGGAATGTAATTGGTGCTCCATCCAGGGTGTATCTTGCCACATCCTGCATATTGCTTTTAAAAATCGGCTGACCTGTAGTATCACGCAAACCACGGAGTTTTGACTTGAAGTTCATAGGTGCAAGAGCTCCAGAAACTCCGTAGCCATCATCTTCAACTTTCGCAAATACTCCATTCTCGCCAAGGATAAGATCGTAATAATCTTTTCCTGCTGCCGGTGAGACATTGTTTCCAGCCTGTCTTGCCAGGGTAATAAGGTCTGCCTGCCATTCTCTCGGACGGTTATCTCCGAAGATAACAGCTGCATCTACTTTCTGACCGATTGCCTCCATAACACGCGGAGTGATCTCACCAAAGATATCGAATTCTGAATCAGAAAGAACTGCATCTGGAATTGGTACGATAACCGCCAGCTCTCCGGCATTCAGATATACATTGTCCCATGCCTGTCTGGTGGTCTGTTTCATACCGGTATCACCATCTACCCAGTAAGCAGTTGGCAGGAAATCCAGTACACGGATCCTAGTCTGATTGGATGTCATATTTGGAAGTTTTCTTGCCATTCCCATAAATACGGAATTTTTCGGTGCATCCTGAAAAATATTGGATACAATCTGCTCGCGGATGATTGCCTCTGCATCCGCTCTGTTTGTAATATTTACTGGCATTCTTTATTCTCCTTTTCCGAGCAGGCTTCTAAGTGCTTCGTTTGCCTGTTCTTTTTTAGTCTGTGCATCATTGTTGATTCCTGTAGTGGAAGAAACCACTCTCGGAACGGTTGGCTGCTGAAACAGATAATCATTGTCTTTCTTTAAAGCTGTGATTGCTGCTTCAATGTCCTGAGTCTGATTCTTGGATGCTTTTAAAGTATCTACATCCAAAAGAGCCATAATTGCTTTCTCGTTTCTTCCAGACGCTTTCCGGATAGCCTCTTTCACAGAAGCATCAAAAGCATAATCAGATTTGATTTTCTCAATCTCTGCATCCTTACCCTGGAGCTGCTTTGTCAGATCTGAAACCTTTGTCTGCAGTCCTGCTGCATCAATCCCTTCCATGGCTTTTAAAGAAGCCTGTGCCGTATCCAGCTGCGTTTTATATCCATCACGCTCAGCCTTAACTGCATTCAGTTCTTTTCCATGCTCAGACATAACAAAATCAATCTGCTCCTGATTTAAACCTTTTCCCTGTAAATCTTCTGTTTTCATGTTTCTCCTTTCTATGCCATCCCGTAGGTTATTTATAGGTGTGTAACCATCCACCAGACAGCTGACTGTTTTAGGTCTTATCATCTGACCAATTTTGAGTATAAAAATAACACCCGGATGATTCCGCGTGCTGTTTCACTGTTTAACGGACAGCTCCGAGATATTTAGGAGCACCTCCTGTTGCGCCGGCGCAACTTTAATCATTGTGCGTAACTTTAAGTCCCCACTGCGGAAGAAAATTAATCTCATAATGGTACTTGTCCACATCCGATCCAGAAATATCTTCGACTACATACATGGTGTAATCATTCAAATAAACATAGTCTTTCTGATACTTTCCATCTGCAGTCTCAATAATTACTTCCAGTTCACTTGAAGAGTTATTCTTCAGTGCAAATGTCCCGGTCAGTTCCAACAGGATGGTATCTGTTCTGGCATTCAAAACCGTAAGTTTTCTGGTTACATTGAAGTTATCTGCCTCCTGTGAAATGTTCGCACTCACCTGGTCAGCTTCTGTACAGCCAGTAGCTGCAAAACACATCAGAATTACAAGTGCCATCAGCGCTGCAACTTTCTTTGTTACTCTTTTTTTCATTTTCCTTATCCTCTCTTTCTTAAAAATAAGCACAAAAATAA